TTTCGAAATTTTTTATGTGCGATACTTCTTCTATAATATTTAACTTCTTATTTTCTAATTTAAAAGGTTTTACTTTAAAAACGGCTTTAGAATTAGTAGAGCTTAATTTATTACGAATATGTCTTATAGACAACATATATAAATACTGCTCCCCAAATTCCTCTTGTAACCAAGTATGTAATTTACCTTTTGCAATATTAGTAAGAATAGCAGTAGAAACACCCGTATTGTTAGATATATCAATTAATTTATTGTTTGGATCACTCATGAGCTTAAAACTAATAATTATTTGTTCTTTACTATATTTAGCAGATGAATGATTGGGCCCTTTTCCTGTACCTAAACCACCCGGTGTTATATTTAAGCCATTATTTATCGAATCAAATTCTTTTATATAGGCTATTTCATTATTATCTAGATCTTTAATTTCACAAATATCTAAAATACCATAATTGGGAACATATCCTTTATTATATAAGTCTTGTATTTTATAATTAAAATGTTGCCCAAGCTTTAATGTTCTATTATGTTCATAGAATCTAGCCTCAATATTTACACTCTGTCCTATATAGTATAAATCATTAATTTCAATAAAATAAATACCTATTGTCATTTTATTATAATATTACCTTTATTGGGGCCATTAGCAGTATCTCCAAGAAAATTGCATGACATTATTCTAGCAGCTACTATTATAACATAGGGGCTATGAAACGTCAAGCCAAAAAAATAGCCACCCCTTTGGAGTGGCTATTTTTATTAATTAAGTGGTATATGTAGTACCTAGAGATTCAAGATACCAAGTTGTTCCATTATGTGTATGTAATTTATAGATAGCTGTTTGTCCGTTCGTTTGTGGTGGATTATTAGTGCCAATAGTTCTAGTAGTTGTAGGCCAAGCAGCAACTGTATGAGCAAATGTAGTTGTCGTACTTAAAAACAATGTAACAGTCATCGGTGTGCTTGTAGGAACATTGCTAAATGTTAGAGTTAAGTTAACTATGCCAGAAGCAGATATATTTAAAGTAAACACATTACCAAGCGCTAAATTCATATCTCTAGACTGCGCACCAGTTGAACTGACTGCTGTTAATGCAGTAACAATGTGGTTATTGCCCATTACATTCATTTTGGCAATATAATCAGTTTGACCAGAATAAAATAATGGCATATTAAACTTCCTCTATCTCTACTTGTGTGGCATACATATCAAATATCGGATGATTTATTCCAAATAAATTGGAGTGCTTACCATAAATTTGATGCATCTGCTCCTTACTGGGGTCTTGATCTTCTGGGAACAAGCTAACGAAAATTGGCTTTTTCATCCCTGCTGTCTTTATAACTCTATTATATTCATTACGATCCTTAATATCTAAGTATTTTAGATCAAAGGATAGAGTTGTGTATGAGGATCCATTTACAGTTATTAAATCTCCGGCCTCACTACGTTCTGCAGTGCTAAGATCCTTAACTCCTGCTGTTAATCCAAATGAGGTATTATACTTAGGGGACCAATAGTCACCAATAATTAACCTAGAGGTTTGTATATATCTATCTATATTATCAGAATTAGTTACTTCTATAACTATACTAGTTACTGGTACTCTTAGAGCTAATGGAATCCAGGCCACTGCATAATGTTTACCTAAATCATTACCCATTATACCTAATGGTGAATAACCCCACTCAAAATAACCCAACGGAGCGGGTTTAGATACTTCGATAGGCCCTGTGTCAAACTCTAGATTAGTTACAGTACTAGAATAAGTAATAGTAGGTGCATTTACAGTTCCGCTAAAAGTAGGTGGTGTACCTGTATATCCGGTAATATCTACAGTAGCGCCTGCTTTCAAATTACTATATGCTAATACAATACAACCCATTGTAGTAGCTTCCGGGAATACTACCTTTATATGAGCCCTAGTATTTGACGTAGTTGTTGCAGTTTGTCCACTTCTCCACACTACGCCCTTTAAATCATTAATCAAATTGGCCGCAGTCATAGTCGATGAAGCTGTACTGGATACAGTTACAGTTGCAGTATCTGCCTTATTTTGATATAATATTCGTAGATTATTTTGGGCCATATACTATCCTAGTGTGCTTTATTGTGCCACGATTTATTCCATCTTACAGCGCGCTCTATGTCGGTACTATGTGAAAAATCATGTTGTAACATGCCTAAAGATATTAGAATTAAACCTAAAGACAATAAGCTAACCCCAACTAAGGTAGCGTAAGAACTAGGTACGCCTCCATATGTCACTAACATATGTGTCATTCTAAAAGCGAATATACTAGTAGCTCCTAAGGTTAACCATCTACCTAATCTAACTAGTTTAGGGCCTAAATTACCATAGTATACCTGTCTTATAACTTGTAATACCACTGCTGTCCACAGTAGTATTGCTGCTATTGTAGTAGGTACCTTTGTACTGTATGTAATAATATTACCATGGTTAATAACGTCTACTTCCTCTTGGCCTATACCTAAAGACAATGAAATCCAAAGTACTGCCCAAAATATCCATGCTATTCTATTCAAAAAATCTGTAATCGGATCCATCATATGCTTCATGCCACTAGTCTCCGCAGTATGGTTCTTATACCGTCGAAACCTACGGTAAACAATGCAATTACAGCACTAATAGCAAGTACCCATGTACGTATAGAAGACCATAACCATCTGGTTCTAGCGTCCTGTTCCATCAATTTGCGCAGTTCTTTCATTTCGTCTGCCGTAGGCAGCCTTTGTAGGATATCTGGCGGCAAATGAAGCAAGTCCATTCTCTCCATTATTCTACGATTTACTTCGTTTTCGATTTCGTCTCCACTCATGTAGGCACTCTCCAAATTTGTTGATACTCTATTATGAGTAGTATTAGTATTTTTTGGAAGTCAACACTCCACTTCCAAAATTATACGCTAATAGAATAAAAAAGTCAAGCACGAATTTTGAAGGGCCTACCAAGTTATAGCATCTATCTCTTCTTTTGTTGTTGCTGCATTAATTAGACCTACTTTATCTTTTAGTTTATTTAATAAAGTACGCTCCATAGTCTTCAGTGCACCCCAAAGAGTAACCATCTTAGCTTGAGTCATTAATTCAAATGTACCGTCTGCTAAAGGAATTGGAACATCTACCCAGCCGCCATCGGCGGCCATCTCTTTGATGGCTAGATAGCGCGTCCAAGAATCTGCGTCCGTAGGCGCAGTTTTTGTGCCAAATGTTACACCTTGTGTTTTAGCTTCATTCCAAGAACGGGCCATACGTTGACGTGCGGAACGTTTGTAATCTAACAATGTTGGTGTACTAATCCAGCGTTTGATATTCACATCCCAAGACCATGTCTGCCATTGATCATCATCAGGCTTTGGTGGTTGATAATCTACTACAGTTTCTGTAGTAGGATCCCATTTTTGTGATAGGTGGTCATATTTGCCTTCTATTGCCATACAATTATCCGGTGTATTTAATACTAAATAATTTTCAGGGCCGGAATAGGTAGCAGGATAAAATAAATCGGTAGATATATTTATAAATGACCAAGTAGAGGATTTATATTCCATATTATACCTTTAATTCTGCAACAGTAATTTCACCATAGAAGGCCGCATAAGTAAGACAGGTACTACTAACACCATAGTCATCTGTCATATTACTATAAACCTGTAGTTTTACTGTATAAGATCCGGCCGCTACATTATCAAAAATTAATGATCCGGATACCCCAATAGCTGTATTAGTACCAGTAGCTCTTATTAGTATACAGTCCCCACCAAAATTACCAGAGCTATCTACAGTTGAACCACTACTGTTATTATATAAATATAAAACTAAACTATGTCTACTGAACCTAATTCCAGTAGTATTTATGGCTAAAGAAAGTCTTCCTGTCACTGCAGCGAATATTCTTCCAGAGGAAGAAGTAGAAATTGTTGGGCCAGATACTGAAGTATTAGGTATTCCTGTGGTGGCCGTACTATTATATAGAACAGAAGAAATATTTCTTGTTGTAGCCGACTGTGTAATTGCCCCCGGTAAAATCTGCGGAGTATTGATAGTCTCATCAATTAATATAAACTGCAACCAATCTATATAATATGCGTTAGCAGAATTTATTGAATTCGATAATGTTGAATCTCCCCACCACCATTGTACAATATGACTACTTTCCCAATTTGCAGTAAATGTACCCAAATCAAGTGTCTGATAAGAAGTAGTTATCTGAGAGGTAAGATTGCCTTGTACTAATGGAGCACCAGGACCATAATTATATATACCATAACTTAAATGATCTACAGCACCTACCTTCTTTATTCTAGCTACTGCCTTGTATTTTTTGCCAACTATTAATCTGAATTCAGTATTAGCATAAGATGTGTCTCCAAGACCATTTATGTTTCCTGTGGACCAGCCTTGCCATACTCTAAGTGTCATCCCATCAGTAGCAGTAGTATCTTGTATATAGTCACAAGTGGCACTATTAGTCCACCTGCTCATACCATAATTAATTAAGGTATTATTACCAACAGGCTTTTTGGCTGAACTAAGTAGTTGTTGTACTGAAGGCTCGGTGCCATCACATAAATGCACCATTGGTGGAGTAAAATATACTACTTGTCCTGCAACGGCGCTACCATAACAAAAACCGTATACGAATAAGTATGTAGCACTTGAATTAAACTTTAGGCCAGTACCTTTATAAACTATTGTTCCAGATCTACTGTCATAGAGCCCTTGAGTATTAGGTATACCACCAGTATAATTGTGTGGCATTATATACGCCACAGCTAGATACCAAGTATCGTACTCTAAATCTGATACATATGGATACATGTTATAATCGTACCCTATATCATTACCATTCAGCAGCCTCATTTGGCCCATTCCTGGTCCACTAGGGCCAAAACTAATATACGCATTACCTCCTACAGAAGTACTGTGGCGCTTTACCCATACTGCTAGACGATATGTTTTTGTAGGATCAATATTAGGATATAAATTGGGGCTAATATATCCTCCCTGTGCAGCACTACCGCCTGTACCAGCAATAGCCCTCCATAATAATCCATACGTACCATCTGGATAGTAGTATCTAAATGGCAAAGAACTACCACCTGTTCCTGAATTACCATAACTTTGCCAGCCGGACGGCATTAAACCTTCTACCCATCCTGTAGTATCGCAATAATTATTATATAATCTAGTATCGGCTGGTTGGCCTGTAATATTAGAGTTCCAAGTAGCCCCATCTGTAGCTGTCATAGAGCCGCTATATCCATAATCTAATAGAGTCTTAGGGGTTGCAGAAGAACCACTTACAACAAAGTTACCGTTTAATATATAAAAAGAAACATCTACCCAAGCATTAGTATCATTATTTGTGGATCCCTGATATGACTCGTACCCCTGCCCTTCACCACATCCAGGGATTCCAATTAATATAAAAGCACTTCCTGTTTTAAACTCAGAGGACCCAAATACCGCCCTACTAGCACCGCAACGATACATTGCACTATCTAGTCCGGAATTTAATCTATTAGCAGCGGGATTGCCATATGAATAAACAATAACTACAGTAGAGTTAGTTAATGCATTAAGGGCTGAGGCCATGGCAGACGCACCGCTTGCAGAAACGTCATATGTAACTAACGAGGACAATACACCTGTAGTCCTATTTATACTTACTACATTATAAGTATTACCCCTAGTTCGTAAATTAGCATTAGTTTCTCCATTATATACCCCAGACTCTAATGGATAGCCTGTTGCAGAGGTTCCTCTTGCTGTTACACGATAAAGTACTGGTCTTGAAGATACTCCTGTCCAAGTAGCGGTGCCACCTAGATTAGCACCATCTGTTAATTGGTTAGTATTAGTGGTATAGTTGGCACTTACTTGCCAAGCTCCAGATACCCTAACCTTAGCTAAATACGGTGTAGCACTAGTATCTACCCATAAATCTCCATCTACTGGAGTAGATGGGGCTGTTGAACTATATGTTACTACATTCCTTGTTGCATTATTTGCGGGTTTATTTGCACCGGATACATTACTCCAGTCTGCAAATTTACCTGCTTCAAAGGCTGCCCTGTTCTCAAAAAACGAACGCTGTAAATACATGTTCATCCATTTGTTTCTAAATTCTACAGGGTCTATAGAATGATTATTAGATAATTGAGCGTCTGAAATCCATAAGGGTGCCGGGCTGGGAATAGAGGGTCTGGATCCTATAGTGTAAGTAACATTATTATTTAAATATGTAGCCAGTTCCTCGAAAGCCGTTGTATAACTTCCCCACTCAGATGAAGCAGCTGAGTAATTTACAGACAGTTGATATAGGCTAGTGGAACTGTTACTCTGATGATCATTAATTACTATATCCCATTCCCGTCTAATAGCCTGCTTCTCGTTGGCGGTTAATACACTATCACTAATTATATTATTTATAGTAGCATTAATAGCATCAATTTGCGACTGATAATCAGTAGCAGTGGAATACCTAGGGTTAGTTGCTTGTAACGTTACATCTCGCGTATTTACTGCTGCCATTAAATTAACACTCCTACATTAACTAGACCAGTGGACCAATTTGGGCCTAAAGCTACTACTTGCCCTGTCTTACCAGCTGACATATTAAATCTATTATGATATATTGTTATTGGTTGACCCAATTTTAATATTTGCATTCTTGGAGTACCTACAAAAGTATAAATAGTTTTTGGAACACTATAAAAAGCTGTTAATCTATTAGCCTCTGCCAATGCTGTTGCTTGCGTAATTAACATTGTATTTTTCTGGTCCGGCTCTTCATTTAATTTATATAAATCCTTAATTGCAGTTAAACCACCACTAGAGTCAGAGGTCTCCACTAACCATTCTTCTGCAAATAAATCTTTATGCTCTTTAGGTATTCCGGTTGTTAAATCTTTTTGCACAGTCCAGTTCTTACAGTATCCTATTTTTGCAGCTACTATAACCCCTATTTTTTCTTGCACATTTAAACTATTTTGAATTATATCGTTATCAGTAATTGTAACATTGGGATCTGACGTAGGTACACCAAATCTTAATATTTGCAACTTACCTAATCTATTAAAATAAATAGAGGCACCTATACTAGAGGTAAGACTTGCACAGGCTGCTTTAACTGTAGTATTATCCTTAATAAGAATACCCACAGGTTGAGTATTTGCAGAAGCAAATGCTGATAAGTTTGTTAAATCTAAATCTGCTGCAGTGAGCCTTAAGTAAGATTTGCCATACTGTGTTGTAATTAATGCAACTAAATTTGCTATATTATTAGAGTAGGTTCCAGATACAAGACTTCCATTACTTAAATTAATAGAATTCTTTATACCTTTTACAGATGTAGTGATAGTCCCAGCAGGAGCGGCTAATAATTTAAATTTACCTAGTGTGGCTATATTGGTTACATTAGCACCTGTTGCTGTTGGGCTACCGTTAGTATAGATAGGCACGCCATTATCTCTTACTTCTATTAGTTCCTCGGTTGGACCGGAGTTTACCATGTACTCTAGTGTAGATGGGTCAATATTCATTGGTGTAGTATTATGAACTTCGCCAAAAACTAATGGCTTTATTTCATCTTTATTAGTCTGGCCACCAACATTGCCCCACGTACCATATGTACCTAATTTTTCTTCGGTTACAGGAGTGTTTAATTGCTCCATTTTATCCCGAATTTTAATATTTATCTTTGTCCTATTTCTAGCATCTATATTTAAGATTATACCGTTAAATACAAGCTCAAAATCATTAGTAATTGCAGTAAAGTCAGTAGTGACCCACTCAGGGTCACCATAATATAGTTGTATAGGTCTATTTACCCAAATATATTGTGCATCGTCAAACCATGAATCGTATTCTCCATTGGGGTTATTTATCTCTAAATCACCCCAAGAAGAACTAGCAGTACCATCCCTATTTAGGCCTTCAGCAAACTGCAAGCCACCCGAGATAATAGGTAGAAACATAGTATCACCAGAAGTAGTAATATATGGTCTAGTGGACAGGTAAAAGAATGTTTCACCTGTCCCTTGTTTATATACACCAACTTTGGCTAATATACATCTACTTTTATTTTCTCTTAACCATTGTTCGGTAACTTTAGATGGCATTAAAAACTCCTAAACATCTTATGGCATATTGCTTGGATCCCAATAAGGTCCACCAATCCACGAATAATATTGTACTTCTGCAGCCGCTTTAGCTGCTGCCTCTGCTTCTGCCTTTGCAATTGCTGCAGCTGCCGCAATTTGAGCCGCGGCCTGCGCCTCTGCCTCTGCTCTTTGCGCTGCAATTTGGTCATTTAAATATTGTACTTCTTTTATTAGATTTTCTGCATTTATTTGATCTATAGTTTTTACAGGTTGTGTGCTAGTAGATACCGTTGGTGCCACAACTGTTGGTGGTGGTGGAGCAGTTGGTGGAACAGGTACCGCTGCATAATATGCTAAAGCTGCTTCACTAGTTCTTTGTTGAGCTGCTAAGTACATAGGTACTAATTGCGCTAAACTGTATGTAGCCTCTGCAATAATGTTTAGAGCAGAATACATGTCCTCTAAAGCATCTAACTGCTGTTCAGCTATAGACTTTTGTAAAGATAAAGCGCTGGTAGTAGTACTTATCATATCTAATACACTGTTAAAATCACTAGTGTATTGAGCGGAGCTGGCAAATAATGTTCTTGATGCTTCTAGGAATGTATTTGAAATATTTGGTAGATCTGCTATTGCTTTATTTTTTGCGTCTTTTTCTTCATCCGTGACTGCGATACTATTAGCCAGGGCGAATGTATCGTACAACTGAGTTTTTGTCTCTTCGTACTTTTGCCCAGGAGTCAGTGTTGATAATGTGTTAGATATTGTTAATGAATCTTTATATTTATTTAATGATTCAATTTGACTGTTTAGTAGGTCTATTGTTTGTTTAATTGCATCAGCTTCTTTTTCATACGCAGCAGTTACTTGATTTGCAAGATCTGCTTGATCTTCCATTGCCCAAATGTACTTCTGTCCTACTCTTAGATACTCTTCCATCTGCTCTAGCTCAATTTCTCTAGCTAGAGCTGTTGATTGAAGCTTCTTGCCCTCTAATTCTAGGATTTCTACATACTGGGAGCGTAGATCAGCGTATTTGGTTTCTGCATCTGCTGCTTTTGTAGCCTCTTTATATACTTCTGCAAAGCCTTCAGATACAGCCATTAAAGCAGCGTACATCTCTTGACCAGTATGAGTAGTTATATCAAGACCTAATACAATGTTAGCAAATTCTTCTCGTGTATCAACGAACCCAAGACCTAGGCGTTCTAGCTCAGCTGTTACCGCTTTTTGTACTGGGACTAATCTTTGAGATTCTGTTAAGAAATTATCTCTAAAAAATTCTGTCTGAGATAAAAATGTTTGTACACCACCCATCATCTCTACTAAAGCTTGACTAAACTCTGCCATGCTACGTACATTAGAGTAGTTTACATTTTTACCTATACTTTCCAGCCCTGTGGTTACATCTTCTGCGGTTTTGACTAATCTAACTAAGAAGTCAGTGGTTGTTTCTCCTAACTCTTGGTACTTATCTGATAGTGCGTCCAGATTTGGAAAAATAGCCTTAGCCGCTCTATCTAGTTGGATACCTATTTCAGCCATTACTTCTGCAGCAAATTCTTCTCCAGTTTTACCTAAACTAGATACTTTAATATCTAGCTTAAAATTCTGTAATGCTTGTCTTATTCTTTCAGATTCATCCTGTATTGCAGTAGGAAGTTGAAAGTTTTTAAGGCCTATTATTGAGAAGATCTTACCAATAATACCACTACCTATATTTTTTAGCGCTGGAGGTGTCTTTGTGGATAAAGTATCCGCAGCAGCTAATAATGTTTTCTGGAAATTCTTAAATATATTATTTATTACTTCAGTTGTGGCTGACTCTAGATTTTTAATATTTGTTGTATTACTAGTACTCTTTTTCAGTCCCCACCAGGAAGATTTCTCTGTTTGTACATTTTCATACTGTTGTCTAGTTCCACCGCCTGACATTAAGTCGCTTAGGAACCCTTTTAATATGATGCCTTCGTCTTTTACACTAACAGTTTTCTTACTAAATCCTAAAGCAGATTTAGATGTTGAATCTTGGGTATTTAATCCGCCTAGACCCAATGTATTAATTAATAATTTAACAAACTGTTCAGTATTACTTTCGATGCCTTTAAGGGCTTCGTACATCTTACCTTTAGTATATCTTAGTAGCTCGAAATTGTTTTCTGCAAGAGTATTGATACCGTCTACAATAGCAGTGGATTTTTTAGAACTGTCGCCTAATGCTCCCCCACCATTCTCTACTAAAGTACCATTTGAATAACTTCTTCCGGTACCTTGTACACTTTGCTGGTCTTCTGCTGTAAACCCTGAAGGGGTACTAACTCCCTTACTACTACCTAACATGGACGCTACAAATGCTGCAAACGCGGCTCCTGCAGCTAACTTAATCCAGATAGGTCCAGGTGTCTGAGCTGCTGCGGCCACGGTTCCTTCTGTACCAGCCGCAGCAGCTTTTGTCGCGGAAGCAGATACAGATACAGCCGTTGCTTGTGTTTCTGCTGCCATTTGCTGATATATTAGATATAGTCTAGCAATGGCTAGGCCTTGTTCAATTGCTGCCATAGCTTTGTATGCTGCAGTTTTTTCATCAAACATGGCTTTAGCACCTGCAGTTAAAGCTTCATATGAGTTTAACTCATTTTTTGTAGCGTCTTCTTGAAGTCTCTGTTTATCTTTTAGATAGGCAGCCTCATTTTTAGCATCTTCTGCAAAATCCTTTTCATTTTTTGCAGCTTTAGCATCAATAGCCTTCTTATTATCGGAAAACTTTTTAAATGCTACAGCTACGGCCCCAATACCCGCCCCTACTTTACCAAAAGCTAGGCCTAATGATGCTGTGGCACCTACCAGCTCTTCCATTATTGTTTTTTGTCTATCAAGCAACTCTAAATATGTAGCTGTTTCTGTGTTATTTTGTATCTTTTTACTAGTTAATCTAGCTTCACCTATAACTGCTGCTGCATAATACTGTACTGCAACATCTCTTTGACGCTCTAATATTTGTACTTCTTCTTCTGTGTAGCCTGGTTTTTGCTTAACTGCATTTATTTTTTGTGTTATATTAAACAGATCGGTTTCTAATTTTTCTCTTAGATCAAATAAAGCTTTAGCACTTCTAGCAGCTTCTTTGTCTGACTCTATTTCTGCTTTGGCACGAATAGCATACCCAGAAGTTGCTAAACCTGCCTCAATAGTAGAATTAATTGTATCTTCTTTTTGTTGTCTTAGAGCTTCTTCAAGAGCATACTTAGTATCATACTCTTGTTTGTCTAATTCTTGTCTATAGTCAAAAGCTTTTTTATCCTCAGCCTTTCTAGTCTCAGCATCAGCAATTGCTCTCACTTTTGCTGACTCCTTAGCCCTTTCATCAAATCTAGCTAATCTAGCTTCCTCTTCTCGTAATGCATTTTCCGCAGCAGTTTTTGTTTCAGCTGTGGCGCTCTTACTATCTCTAACAAGTTTCGCATCTTTAATCTTATTAAGGATATCTAATCTAGCAGACTGCTCTTTATTTTCTGCAATACTTGCTTCTTTTAATTGTATTTCTTTTAATAGACTTTCTGTAACATATGGTAATGATTTGGCTCTAACATCTAAAGATTGTTTGTCAGTCTCTAATTTACTAAGTTCAGTAGCTAATCTATCCTTTTCTACTTTTGCAATTTGTGCATTTATTTCAAACTGTTTCTTTATCTCTACAGTTTCTTTTGCCTTAGCTAGTCCTGCCTTTTGCTGTTCTGCAGCATATAGTGCTGTAACAGTTGGGCTGGCAAATTCAGCACCTGCTCTAATATAGTCCACAGGATTATTACGATCCTGTGCAAATTTTTTCATACCCTCTGAGCCTGTATAGGTATTAGCAGTAGTAGTCTTTAGTCCAAGCTCTCTGGTGTCTAAATCTTTTAATAGTTTCTCTGCTAAAGGTTTACTTAGCTCATTTTTTGCTAATTTATTCTCTACATTTTCTCTTGCTAGTGCGATATTCATTTCTTCTTGGGTTCTTCTTAAAGCTTCTGTTGCCCTAATTAGTCCGATTTGAACATCGATTTGTCTTATTTGTAGGTCTATATCCTGTTTCTGTAAAGAAGCATCTAACTCTATTCCTGCAAATGTATCTTTAATTCCGTCCGCCAAAGTTTTCTGTACTGATATTACAGCTTTCTGAAAACCTAGTCCTATAGAAGTCTCTATTAATATAGAGCCCTTAATAAAAGCTTCCTCTTGTCCTTTACGTAATAAATCTAAGCCTTTAGCAAGACTTTTTTCTGCCTCATCTTTTCTGGCAGTAATAATTGCCAAACTATTGGCAAGGCTTTTTTCTTCAGCAGCAAAAACTGCATTATTATCACCAGTTTGATTAGCAAAATCTCTAGCTCTACCGCCTGTAGCCTCATATTTTGTCCTATTTTTTGCTAATTCTTCCTGTTTTGATTTAATCTGTTCAATGGCTTTAGAATAAATACCTAGCTCCCTAGTACTCTTAGTAATATTAGTTGACATCTTTAAGAGATCATTTGCTGTTGATTCGTCAAAGAATCTTAGTCTTTTTACATCTTTTGCTGTTGCTTCTAATTGAGCTAATGCATTTTCAGGATCCTCTAAAGCTTTTTTCATCTTAGAAGCTACTGTAGATATTTCAGCCCCTAACTTAGCTAATGGATCCGTAGGAATAGATGCTACCATTATCTTATCATAAGATTCAATAGCAGTAGTAAACGCACCGTCTAATTCTTTCGCTGAAGATGCAGTATTAGAAAGTGCCTGAGACATTTCCTCAATACGAGAAATAACTAAAGGAGCTAACTCAAGAAACTTTTGTGGAGACTCCCCTAATACTTTCTCTAAGGCGGCCGCATCCCTAGGATCTACCTTGAGTAGTTGTCCTATATCTTTTAAAGCGTTAGTTTTTTCAGCCCCTTCTTTTGCTGCTGAGAATACCTTGGATACTGATTTAGCTAAATTCTCGGCGGAATTATTTAATAAACCAAACCCAAAAGCAGCCTTTGCTGTGTCTATTAGTATATCCCAAGTATTAGCGCTATCTGCCTGCTGTTTAACCTTGTTAAACATATTACGCATACTGTTAGATAGTTCATTTATAGCTGTAGCTCTGGCACTAATACTTTCCACTGACATATACTGTAATGGGTCTTTGTTCTCTATTGCCTTAAGTGTGTTATCAATACCTAATACTGCATCACTTAATGTATCCATAGCAGCAGTAGCAGCTTGCGCTTGTTTTGTATTAGAGGATAAGAACGAGTCTAATATTTGAAATACGGCTACTGCACCACCTATTGCTGCAGCCCATACACCAAAAACCTGCAAATATTTACTTAATTCTACAGTTGCGGCTATAGCTAAGCCTTTTGTAATCGTAAGTGTTTTATTGAGACCAGTTAGTGCGGGGGTTGCTATTTGAGTTATATTTCCAGCGGCGTCTCTAACCTCTTCCATGCCCTTAGATACATTCTTACGTAATTCAGCAATACCTTCACTAAATCCGTATGTCTCTGTAGTGCTACCAACTTTATTTAATGCTTGTAAAGAGGCATTTCTTCTAATAGCTTTTTGATATATTCTATCCTGAATATACTCTTCTGTACCTATTTTTCTTACCTTTTCATCTAAAAGATCTAACTGTTTATTCTCTAATGTAATAAACTGGTCGTGATACTTTTTACTTGCCTGCATTTTATTTACTAAAAGCTCGGCCTCTTTCTTCTCACCTTCTAGTATCTTTATTTGATTATCAATTCTTTTAGCTGCGGCTAAACTAAAATTCTCATCCCCAATATTAGGAATGCTATCATTTAAGCTAGCTATTTCCTTCTTTAGTCTAGTAACTTTAGCGACTGCTGTATTTATATCTTTATCACTAAAAGTATTTCTAATGTTGGTATCATTAGCACTTTGCATTATTTTTGTGCTGTCTGCAAACCACTTTTGTGTTTGTAATATCTTTTGAGCCTCTTGTTTATATTGTGCAGATACTTCTGCTAGCGCGTCAGACTGCTTGAAATAAGATGCATCTTTAAACTGAGTAAAAGCTTGATTAATTGTTTGTGCAGAAATAGCCGCCTGCTTTGCAGCAGCAGCTAAATTATCCTTCCAGGCACTAATTGCAGGTATAGACTGTTTTATTAATAGTCCAGTTACATAGGCTAGGGCTAGACCGAGTGCTGTGGGGCTCTCGGATAATAATTTTACCAAAGGACCTAGTACTGTATTAATTACTTTCCCTGCCTCTAAGGCTAAATTACTAAATGAAGCTAGTAATTTTTGGTATGGATTGGCGTCAAGCTTGACGTTACCAAATTTTTTTTCTCCCTCTTCAAGAACTGCATTAGCATACCCTTGGCGCTTTTCAAAATCTGTTAATGATGAAGCTGTCTTACCTAGTTGTAGGGCATACTTACGACTCGCTTCATCAATCTTTACCATAATGCCAAGTTCGTCTAAAAGCTCTGGCTCTATCTTTGTTATACCACGACTTAAACGATTTAAAGCATCTGTCATATCTCTACCTAGGGCCTGACTGGCCTTTTTGGCCACTTCGCCCATACGTAGAATATTTTCGCTAGACATACCACCTGCGCTTGCCTGGGCTACTGCAGTCATCGAATCAGCTAGAGCTAATGCCCCATCTGATACAGCGGATAGACTTTTAGCTAATGTACCTAAGTTTCTTCCAGATGCTGCACCTAATTGATCTAGGCCTTTAATCATATTTTCTATATTGGCTGCTTTATTTAACTGTGTAAAAGCAGAGGATACTGCAAATATAGTAGCCGCAAACGTGGCGTAAACGCGAACTAAGCCACCTAGTCCTCTAGATTGGGCAGCAAAATCTCTACCGGCTGCGCCAGTAAGCCCCCCTACACCACGAGCTAAGCTAGAATCCTCTCCGACCTCTCTTCCGGATAGCATTGCCTGCTTATTAGTATTCGCCACTCCTTGTTTAGCTGCAGCAACAGGCCCAGCCACTCTTGTTGAGGCTGTAGCAGCTGCGGTTAAAGTATCCTTAATCTTTGTTGCCTTATCACCAAGCTTATCAAGACTACCGCCGTCTCCAAAGTTAACATTTACGTTTTCATTAATAGTCATGTAGTCTCCTATCTGTAGCCCTAGAATTTTGGACGTACCAATGCAATCCTGTCTATTATAACACAGTAGCAAAATTGAGTCAATAACAAATTTACTTAAGGGTAAAAAATAAGCCCTCCGGCATTAATGCGCAGAGGGCTTATTAGTTTGTTTCGGGCGTTTTGCTTCAATAATTTTTGAACGTATTCGGTCAATAGATTCTATTAGATCAAATACCATCCTTCTATCTTCTTTTGGAACTTCTAATATATCAAAAATATCTGATATTCCGGCATAACTTTTACCCAAGTATACGCCATTCATACTATCCCACTCATCTTTTAATTTAGAGTAAATACCTAATACTTGTTGTACATCTAGATATAAGTCTTCATACTCTACTGGTATCTCATCATCTTTAGGTTGATTACCGAGTGCTTCGCACATTTCAAAATAGACAGCTTTGGTCATGCCTAAGCTGCTATTTTGAAAATATGAATCAAGTTGTTTATTTACTTCGATGAGCTGGGATTCGTAAAATTTGATAGTTCTGTAACTGTCTCACTAATGAATGCATCAAAATTAGCTGAGGATTGCATTAAAAATAGCGCATTGTCTTGATCGTAATCTAGCTCAGACTCAAGATCTTGGTCGGTTAAATCTACCGGTGCTAATTCATTTAAATAGGAAAGCTTTAATCCTTTCCACCCCTTAACTGCTGCATCTACATAAAGCTTTAAGAAAAGCTTATCATCTAGTTCCTCTACTGGTTGTCTATTTTTAAAAGTAGTCTTTGTAGCCTTTTTGCGAATATTAATTAATGTTTCTCTAGATAAAAATGAAACATTAATCTTGAAGCCACTTAATCCAGGGTATTCAACTTCCGTTGACTTGCTTGGCACTAGTAATGACTTAAGTGAAACACTTGACATGGATTATTTATCCTTAAAATTATTGTAAAGTTAAAAAGCGGGGCGGGGATCAATCCGCCCCTTACGAAACTAATTAGGTTGCCGCGTTATTACTGTAATAGTATATGGTCATGTCATTAGTTTGTTCAATATCATACACGTTTGTACCTGCTGCAGAAGCATAAGCGGGTTCAAAACCTTGAGCCGAGAAATTAATTGTTGTTGACATAACATCTGCTGTTTCTACAGTAGGAATCTGTAATACACAGGCAGGTAATTCAATATCTACACGAATTGCATTCGATGCTCCGCCTACTTCAATTTGTGTCTTGAACTTGGTCTCTGCAACATTAGCTGTTAGAATATCACTAAGGATTTGCGCTGTATTATTGGTACCAGTTCTTAAGTAGGCCGTTACATTACCTGAAATTGCACGAGTACCTGTAAAATATCCAATTGGCTGGTTTACAACACCAATATTATTAGGCACAACGTAACTAACATTATTAGCAATAGAGATACTACCACCTGTAATAGCAATATTATAGTTAGTACCAGCACCAGAATTATCTGCACCACCAATCTTAGCCTGCAATTTCATTGTCGATAATTTATTGGTAATATAGTTACCAGGTACTCTTGCCTTGGCTGTTCCTGTAATATTTCCTGTACCACCAAATACTGCTGCACTTGCGGCGCTAACTGTTGCACTTGGTAAATAACGTAATCTGGTTCCTTTACCTGTCCATGCTATAGTAGCAATTCCATCTAAACCAAAATCAATTGTAGCAGAGTCTAAAACGCAGTTATCAATCGCATACAGTGCATTGTCAACTAAGAAGAACATACCAAACTTTTGTAGTTGGTTCCTGTTTGATAGACCTGTTGTAACGAAGGCATGTGCTGGAACAGACACTGCTGATCCTTGGGTATTCCATGCCCAATTACTAATGTAACCAGTACCAATTGCGCCTGCGGCAGTCGCTGCAGCATTAGGTGCCATCAAATATTCAACTGAAATAGATGTAGCGGCTGTGAAACCACCTGTAGGCGTTGCTACAACTCTGACTGGCCCTGTCCACTCTTGAACTGCGGTTACAGTGTTTGCGAAACCGCCTAGTACAAAAATATCCCCAATTGCTGATACGCCGGCTCCTGTTGTAAGATTAACTGCTGTACATGCAATGGTAGCTGTGGCTGCATTTGTAGCACTTCTAGTAATGCCAGAAATAGTAATTGGTGTCGCAGTTGTAGCTATTGGATTCGCACTCAGTAGAGCATTCCACAGTACTTCTTCCTCTGCTTGAATAGCTGAAGTACCTTGTGGCTTCATGTAAGTAGAGAAACTAAACTCCACTGGATCTAAGGTGGTATTAAAAGCACGTTGTCCACGTACTGGATTTGTTCCTGCCTCACTAAGTTGAATTGTTTGTTGCTGAGTACTTTGACTAAAACTAAAACCATCCAGAATAGTTAGTTCTCTAGTGGCAGTTGCTCCAGTATCGGTAACCGAAGCGCCTGAAGTGGCGATATTCCCGGTTGTTGAATCTACCGCCCCTGTAAACCATACTCTAGAGTTACGTACAAGATTGAATGTTGATGCCATGTATCTTTCCTTTAAAGATTATACACTAGATCCTACTCTAACTAGATTATTATCTGTATTGGTACACTAGTGAATTTGTTTTCCCTGTACTAAGAGGTACAAGATCTCATTTTACATTACTTGGTATCTTATGAGTAAATTTACTTCACCAACACCATATGGATTAAGTAACCCCTCGTCAGTAACGATAGAAGTTATAGATATTTCGGCAGTACTGTAATTATTAGATGCATCATATACTAGAACTCCATTGAACCCGTCAATGACCTTTTCTATATCTTCTAATAGATCTTCTAATAGTTGTATTGCGTCTTCCCCTTTTGTATAAACTTTTAGGGAGACATTTAGAAACCCCCAGGCAAATGCAGCCGGCATGTATTCTCTAGACTCTGTTCCTGCAGTTACATATATACACGGAAAATCTGAAACTTCGTCCCAAAACTTTAACTTACTATAGCTATTATTATTTAGATTGGACTTAAAAGAGCCAGTACCGTCAATAACTTTTAGTTCTTCAGCTAAGGCTTTTACAATACTGGTTCTTCTGCTCATACTAGTACGGCTCGCATTCTATTACCTACCATAGTGGCCCCAATTTCTCTTATACTCTTAGAGATCAATGTTTTGGGGTCTCTTGTTTTAGGGGATTCTTGTAATCCTCCTGCTGAAAAGGTTGCATAAGGATACCGCATATAGTCATAAAATACTGAAACCATGCCTTCTCTAGAGAGAGTTGTGCGTTCAATAGTTGCTGACTTTGCAAATCGTCCAGTCCTATAATTGAGAACATTTTTTGCATTTCCTGTCCCCATATTACGTTTTATTTGATCGTGGAGCTTGGCTCTTAATAAAGCCTCTAGACTTGCTGTAGATTTAATAGTCTTACTAGACTTTGCAGACATTAATTTTGATTTAATCTTTTTTAACTCTGCAATCTCTTTGGAATTATTTTGTTTAATCTCATCATTACTATATTTAATCTTACCAGAGGCAACTAATGTTTTTGGGACAGTATATGTTTTTTTATCTAAAGGTTTGCCTTTAAGACTGGAAATTATTCCTGCTATAGCTAAATCCTTGTAGGAGGGGGATCCGTGACTTTCTATTAACTGCTTAATAAAAGCATCTTCTGGTCTCGTACGTAAATTTTTACTTATTTCAACTACACGGGCAGGGTCAAAGTACCTTCTAATAGCATTTGTTATAGGGACCGCATCGCGGCCAGCTTCAGCATTCTCGGATCCAAGCTGCATCTCAACTAAGTATTTACTTCTATTTTTTGCATACTTAGCATATAAGTAATAATTAGAATCTTTTATATTTGAAGTAGCTAGATCTTGTCTTTCTAATTCTGTTATTAACTCACCTAACATTAGAATTAGTTTTTCCTTCATAATATCTGGAATGCCAGATGTTGATATTCCCTCTAAAGTCCTATACCCTATATTAGTAGGTAGTCCATATACGTGACCTTTATGAAAAAAGTCTGATATTTTTTTATCTGTAACTATATCCTTAAACCCCGCATCTAATATTCTAGATATCCTATCAAAAGTTACTCCGGGAAAATATAAATTACCGTCATTTTTTAATACTACAGCTGATTTTCTTGTGGACCTATTATTTCTTATGGATTTTAAATTATTATAGACCCCATCTAATTCAGCTTGTGTTGGCTCTCTGTCTACTAATTTAGTTACTATATCTTTAATAGTGTCTTTGGTAATTAATAAGCTATTTCTAGTACTTCTTTGCTCTGTATCTCTCAATTTACTTACAGGAGTTTTTGCAATATTTACGGCTGCTCTTGCAAACCAGTTCTTATAAGCTTGTTCTCTAAGTATGGAACTAAACTCAGCAATACTCATTTAGTCATAACTCGCAGTGTATAAGTACAGTACACGTCTAATATGTGCTGGTAGATTAGCAGTTGTGATATACTCAATCTGGACGCTATTTGTACCGGGGGCTTTTGGACTGTGAATACTCATATCGTTCTTTAAATAATAAGTCACTAAATCCAACACCGCTAATTTTAAATCTTCCGGTAAACTCTCGTATCCAGCAGTATAAGTTACTTTGTATCCGTTAGTATACTTTGGGAATTCTGTTACATTCATGCAGACTATTGTGCCATCTTCCATATCTACTGCATAATCAGTAAATTCTACTAACTCAGTATATGTGGCACCATAATCAGTACTAGATTCAACACTTGTAATTGATAGAATTGGGTATTCCTTTAAATATAACTTATTCCAGCCGCCAGAGAATATCTCTTCTTTACTATCATTCACATAATCTACAAAAGTTCTTCTACAGAAACTCTTAACTAACTGACTAACTTTAGGTATTATCGCATTAATTTCAGCATCTTGGTTAGTGCTAGTAATACCAGCATAAGCCTTATACTCTGCTAACGTTACTAGATTTGCACCCATTTTATCTCCTGAATAAATCTTTTCTAATGATTAATAAAACCATTAGAAAAGATAAGGGCCGAAGCCCTTATCTTAATTATTGGATTAACTCCAACGTAGAACTGAACAACCGATACCAAGATTAGTTGTTAATTGTACCATACCTGTACGTAGTGAAGCCACTAGAACCTTACGTTGAGTTTCAACTAGGTCTTGTGTATCAAAACGTAGGCCGCGCTGATTACCGACTAAGAAGTTACCGCTTGCTAGAGCAAGAGCTGCATAGTTAGTGGTTGCTGTAGTTGTACCGCCAGCCTTTGTTGGGAACATTGATGAAACTAGAACTGGGCTAGCTCCAATTTGTCCAACTTGACCTGTCAGTAATGTAGCATTTGCTCCAACTTTATCCATTGTCTGGAATGATGTATCCTCTAGAAGATCGTAATAAACATCTGTTGAAACAACATATGTTACGTCACGAGGCTCTAAGCCCCATGCACCTAGATCTCTACGTAGAGCGATCATATTAGCTACTGAAGCCTTACCAGTATTTGTGGCATTAACTGCAGAGGTAGCATCGTATGTACAAATTCCCTTAACAGGGTCTGCACCTGAACCAGCACCTAGTAGGAAAGCCTTATCAATGGAACGTGCTACACGACGAATCATAGCATCCCGAACAACTGGTAGAAGAACGATTAGTGAATCTTCCTCTTCTTCATATGCTAGGTATTCGCTTGTGGCTACCTTATATGCATTTAGAGTAACAGCTGATAGTGAGTGTACTACTGTATTACCTGCAGAAGTTGTTGTACCCCATGCTGTATTGGCCATCCATGCTGCATCACCTGCCTCTGGATTTAATGGGAATGTCATTACGTTAGTTTGCATAGCAACTTGACGGAATAGAGGAGCCATAACTAGGCGTCTACGAATTTCCTCTTCCATGTTTGTAGAAACTTCTAGTTCCCATGTTGCGGATGCTAAGTGGATACCTGGCTGAGCGGTACCGCCGTACTTAACAACTAGATCCCGACCAAACTTGGTATCTTCGATGCTCTTTCCAGTAATTTTGCTAAGTAGATAGGCTTTTTCCTTTTCTTGATAGCTGATATCACCTTGCTTAACGTCCTTAAAGCTCATCTTGCTCTTTTGTAGAGCCTCTAGCTCCTGAGCTTTCTCTTTTAGAGCAGCTTCTAGACCAGCTAGAACATTTTTCTGCTCTTCTTCTGCCTTAGCAAAACGTGCCTCAACTTCAGCTAGTAGCTTTTCAGCTCCAGTTGTTGAGGGTGTTACTGCTGCAACAGCTTTATTAATACGTTCTTGCATTTCTGCTTCTGCCTTAGCTTTGGCTTCTGCGGCTGCCTTTTCTGCTTCTTGAGCAGCTAAAATACTCTTGGCTGTTGCTTCTGCTGCAGTCTTAGCGGCATTGTCTAGCATTGCTTGTAATTCTTTTGGATCCATTCCAATTTCCTTTGATGTTGTGCGGCTTGCTTCCGGCGAGAGTTCCAGCCCTTTAGCTTCTTCGCTCTTGGGTGCAAACTGCGATTTGAATAACTTATATTCCTCATCATTGGCAAATGACTTGGAAAGACTAAAAAGAGTGTCCTGATTACACGGTACTGATACTACTGAAATTTCAATAAGTTCAAGTTCTTTAATAATGAATAGTTCCGTCACAGCATTATATTCAGCATCTAGGACGCGGAAAGATACACTGAAAGCTGTTAATACATTGTCTTTAATTAAATTGAAAACTTCAGCAGCTGCCGAAATTCTTGCTTTTATCCACAGACCTTTTGAGTCTATTTTATGCTCGATCATACGACCGATAGGGTCATCGTGATCGTGATAAGCCAGTACAATAGGATTCTTAAGGTAATTTTGCATTCCCTTTTCCCACACACTGCTAGGAACCACGTCTCCGACTCTATCAGGAGTGTTTACACTAGCATAACCACTGATAAAAATACTGTCAATAGTTTCATCAGCTGTGGGTAATTCTTTTGTGAACTGACTATTAAGGTTAAATACCTTGTCTTTAATAGTCATGCCAATATTACTCCTTCTTTGAGCACCTAAATTTTCACAGTTCCTATTATACTCCTACGGCTGTACGTAGTCAAATAGAAATTTTTACTCCCACTATTCCGTAGGTTTCGGCTTCTTTGGCGCGCCGCCCGTATTGGGCTGAGTCGCCGATCCTGCGATATTGGCTGGAACTCTTAGTTCATTACTACCATCTTTATTCATAGGCTCGTAACGTAGCTCTTCTCTAGCTTCGTCGGCAGTAATAATACCACCATTAACTAGACCTACATGATAGGCAGCAATATCCTTAATGTCTGGCTGTAAGGCGCTAACATTGCTTGTAATTGCATCAATATTATACCCAGTCATTAGTTCCATTGCAGACGTAAACTTACGAACAATAGGCATTACTGTTTCTAGATAAAATAACCGTAAATTGGGGCTAATATTTGCTTGATTTCCACCATCCAGTAATACTGGTGGTACTCCGATGGTTTCTAGTATTTTGACGTTATGTCTTTGAATACTAATATCAAAATCCATCTCTTTAAAACTTGTTGTAAATAATTGTAATGGTTTTAATCCGCTATCAATAATTATTGGTTTCTTTGCCCCATTTTTTACACTATAATTTTTCATCCAGTTAGCAATAGTTTTATCTTTAGCTACTTGGCTTAATGTATTTTCTGTACCTAAGGCAAATCCAGGAATTGCTCCATTATCAAAGAAGTTTTCTTGGAAGTTTTGCATCTTGTACAAAATATTAATATTTCGTTGAGCTGCTTGTAGTCTACTAGTACCTCTATAAATAGAAGTGCCACTCAAATCCTTGAAGTGAATAATTTCTTCTGGGTTGAACCTTGTGCTACCATTATAGATATATCCTTTAATAAAGGTCTTTTCATCTGGCTCAATAGTTACTTCAGCCGCAGGTAGGTGGTATAGAAAGTATCCATCATAATACAAAAATACGTTACCTTCTAACATAAAGTCGGTAAACATATTAGTTCTAAATGATTGAATTGACTGATATGGATTAGGTCTATAATTTAATAAGGTATTTAATCCTTTAATTCTAAATCCTGGATAACTACCCTCAAATAGTTTGTCTTTTATATCGTAATCTAGGCTAGAGCAGGCGCTAACTACCATATTAACACCACGATTCACAGACTCTAGAATCCTAAATGCTGTTATATACGATACCGCTGCATCGCTGGATACACTAGTACCTTCTTGGGTATATATTATCTCCTGTGCTGGATTAAGCTTCTCTCTTATTCCTACACTCTCCATTAACTTTGTCAAAAAAGACATATGATTCCTTACGTAAATTGACTAAATAAAGAACCTAGGATGGGCTGACTTACGCCTGCTACCTTGTTTTTTTGTATTTCTATCCAACGTACTTGTTTATCTGTAGTGTATAAAGCGGGTTTCTTTCCGTAAACTCCATGTAGCATTACGTGATGCTTATTACATAGTGTGAATACGTCTTCGTAAATCTCTTTATGATGCTGAGCGATAAACTCGTCCCGTACAGCTAAAATACCTTCATCAGTAGAAATGTCGTAATTGTTAGCCTTAGCCCAATTCTCTAATAGTGTGGTTATGCTTCTAGTATGATGTAACTCTAAATCTTCAGTTGTACCACAAA